TTTATAAAAGAAACAATGGCAAATACACCTACAGTAGATGATAATGCAATTATTGATGCAATGAAAACAATATACAATGTTGATATTTCAGCGATAACAATTTTAGCTGATACAGCAGAAAAAATACAAAAATCAGGAATAACTACTGGGGGATATATAGATTTAACAAAAAAATTAAGTGTATCTGGTGATTTTACAATAACTGGTAATTCAAATTTAATTCCAAAAGGTATTATTATTGGTTGGGCTACAGATAAACCTCCGCAAGGTTGGGCTTTATGTGATGGAACAAATGGTACACCTGATCTAAGAGGGCGATTTATATTAGGTGCAGATTCAACTAAACAAATAAATACTTTAGGTGGTTCTGAATTAACAACATTAAAACTAAATAATTTACCTGTTCATTGGCATCAGCTTAGAACTAATGCAACCTCAAAAGTATTAGATGAAGGTGCAAAATTACTTAATTTGGGAACTGGAGACACAGGAAAGAATTACAAAGGTCCTAATGGTTACCCATATGAATTTACTTTATATAGTAATGGTGGATATAGTGCAGATAGTATAGATTCATTAATGGCGTCTTCACAAGCAGTTACGTTATTAAATCCAGATAAAACACCAGTTAGAAAAGAAACAGATGCTGTAGAACCAATATCAATTATGCCACAATATTTTGTTCTAACATATATAATAAAATTATAAAATAATTTATAATCTATAATAATGAAAAGTTATCATTTTATTATTATTCTAATTATATTTTTGATTTATAATCAAGTGTGTATTAAACAAGATCGAAAATATATTAATGAATCAATGGCTAATATAGCAGAATCAGATGATGCAAAAGTGATTAAAGCACTTAATAAAGTATATATAGCAGATAATCAATCAATGAGAAATCTATCAGAAGTTACAAATAAATTACAATCATTAGGATTAATTCTTCCGTGTAATGTATTAGTAAATGGAAATGTAAAAGTACCAGAATCATTTGATTTAATTGGTAGTTCTAATTTATTACCTAAAGGTTCAATTGTTGCATGGAATGGAAATATTCCACCATTAGGATGGGCATTATGTGATGGTTCATCTGGTACACCTAATTTGAAAGATCAATTTGTTTTAGGTGCAAGTTCAGATAAAAAAGTAAACACTAATGGCGGAACAGTTAGTACAACATTAAGTTTAAAAAATATACCAGAACATACTCATACATTAACTCATACGGGTGCAATAAAAAAAAAATTAATGCATCCATATACAGAACCAAAATATAATGTGAAAGATGGTGAATCTGCCGGTGAGTCACATAATGTATATTGTGTTGTGTTTGATTATTGGTATATGAATACTGGTGCACAAATAATGAATGGTGGCGATACTTATATAGATGGTTTATTAAAACCTGATAAAACAGCAGTAACAGGATCAAAGTCATTTGATATTTTACCTCCATATTATGTTTTAACATATATCATCAAGTTGTAAATTTAATTATTAAATAGTTAATAATTAAACTTAATAAAAAAAATCAAATTTTAAATATCTTAATAGTGGATATCACCCTTAGATTCATCTTTAACAAGTTCATACATAAAGATGATACCTCTTTCTTGAGCCATTTCATAGAAAGATTCACCAGGTTCACTTCTTCCAGGGGTTCCATCAATAGAGTTAACAGGTTGTCTGCTTACATATTTATTAGGTTCAACACTAGATTCAACCATGTTGTTAACACTTAAGGGATCATATTGAAAGTATTCATTGACAACAACGTTGGAATTTTTGTTAGGTGATAATAAAAAGATGGCAGAAGATCCAACAACAATGTTTCTTTCAACAGTGTTGTTGTTGACTTCGGCAACAACAACGGATCTTAATTCATATTTATCATCGCCAATGGTAAGTTCATCTTCATAATTAACTTTAGTCTCATTTAATCTTTCAAAACCAGTAATACTTACAGGTAATCTGGAAATGTTGAAGGGTTGCATATCATTAAATCTAAGCACATGAGCACGTCTATCAACATAGAAAAATAAAACTCCTTTAGAATAGATAATACTAGTTTGTTTAGGAATCATAACTCCATTTTCATAAAAGTATTGACTTTGTTCAAGAGCATCTTTTAAGTGCACAGGTTCGTTGTTGTTTGCAGATGGAGGAGGAATTCTAAAGTTAATCATAGGAACGCTGGTAACAATTGGAACAGTGTGTTGTTGGTAAGGATTAATAGCAATAGTCTGGTAAACAGGCATAGTAGCAACGAGGGTAGGTCTGAAAGAAAATGCAGATAATAATCTCTTAAGAATAACACCATCAAAGCGTCCATATACCAAGTCGGGATTATCATGTTTGTTAAGTTTGCATAAATCAATATTTGCAATAAATTCACGGAAGCTGTTGTTGTAATATTGTCCATTTCTTAAGTTTAATACACAGTTCCATAATTGAACTTGGAGTTGTGCACGAGTTAATAAATCAAGAACAGGAGATTTGTTATCACATACAACATCATTAGGATCTCTGGTTAAAGCATCAAAAAGTTCAAAATCAGGTCTGGTAGAAATAGGTTCCTTGTTGTATCTAGTTTTAACAATACCTGCAATACTAGAATGAAGGAAGTGGGTTTCAAGAACATCGATTTTAGGAATGAATAAAGCAGCAACTACAGGGTGAACGGAATCTCCAGGACGATGTCCGGCATTACGATCATATTTTCCAGTAAGAGCTTCAAACCCACAGTCAGTGTATTGCATTGACTGTAATAATACTTGAGCATGAAGATTTCTAGATGTAGCATGTAATTTAATAATATCTTGTACATATTTATAGTCTCCTTCAGAAACACTAAGAGAACCATGAAAGTCAGTGCTGATAGATCCTAAAATTTTCATCATATTAGTAGAAACAGCATAAACATCAGGACTTTTAATACCAACTAATTCTTGTTCATAGATGCGATGGAATTCAGCAAATTCACTATCAGATAAATTGTGTTTAATCTTAAATAATTTTGCTTTGTCTAATAAAACATGAAAAGGATATTGACGATTGCTATATTTGTCGCGAATTAATTTAGCGAATTTTTTAGCTTTCTTTGTAATTCTTCTATGTTTTTCTTGGAAACTATTTTCAATTTTATCAATAATCTCAGGATTGCGTGAATATTTATCACGAATATTCATCATTTTATTAGATCCATCATTTGATTTTAATAATCTTTGTACTTCATCCTCAACCGAATCTTCATTTTTATTAGAACGATTTCTTTGATTATATTCTGAACTATCCATATATATATATATTGCATTAGAAATTTTTTTTAAAAATTAAAATTTTAAACATTTTTATATTTATTAAATTGAGTTTCGTAAAAATTTTTTATTTATTATATAAAGATATATGTAACCTAATTATTAATCATGAATAGTTGTGATCTATGGATTAATAAATACAAACCTAATAATATCACAGAAATCATAGGTAATAATAACCAAATAAATAAATTTAAGAACTGGTTAGTAAATCTTGGTTCGACAAAATATCAAGGAATTATTATATCAGGTAATCAAGGATTAGGTAAAACATTAACAATAAAACTAATATTAGAAAATCTTGGATATATAGTTAAAATTATAAATCCAAACGAAATCAAAGATCATAGAATATATGATAATTTTGATGACTATTATAATTTTAATAATTCAATATATTCAAAAATACATTTTAACAATAATAAAAATAATAAGATAGCTCTTATTTTTGATGAAACTGAAAATATTACTTTAACCAGTGAGAAAAAATATATATTGGATATTTATAAAGAAAACAATAAATTAAAAAACTTTCCATTAATTTTCATATCTAATAATCAACATTCAAAATTATTAAATGAATTAAAAAAAGGGTGTCAAGAAATTGTTTTTACAAATCCATCTAATACTGAATTAAAGACACTTATTAAAAAAATATGTTCCAAAGAAAAAATTTATTTTGAGTCTGATGATTTAATTGATAAACTTATTATTTTTTCACAAAATGATATTAGAAGACTAATTAATTTATTACAAGAATTATCTTTTCATGTAAAAGATAAAATAACAGAAGATAAAATTATTGAGTTTATTGAAAAATCCCGTAATAAAAATATTGATATTGGATTATTTGAATCAACTGAAAGATTATTAAATAATTATCTTGATTATGATACAATTATTAAATTGTATGAATCAGAAAAAGTTTTATTACCTTTAATGATTCACGAAAATTATTTGAAAAAGATTCTTAGTAAATCTAAAAATAATTTACCAATTGAAAATATGATTAAAATAACTGATTCATTATCAAGAGGTGACAATATAGAAACAAGTATATATACAGATCAAAATTGGTATTTACAAAATATACATGGATTTTTTACATGCATTAAACCATCCTACTGGATTAATAAAGATAATAAAGACAATAATTTTGATATTAAAAATATTAAATTTAGTTCAGATCTCAATAAAACATCACTTAAAAATATTAATCGAAAAAATATTATGAATTTGTCGAAAATTATTAATAATAAATCTAATCAAGAAATATTAATGTTGAATAAAATTTGTAATCATTTAATTAAATCTGGTAGGGAAAATGATTTAATT